AAATATAACCAAATACTTTGTAATCATCGTTACTTCCACTAAATTCAATCATATTTCTAGCAACACCCATATTATAGATTTTAGATAAAATCTTATGAACATCACCATCACCATATGTTTTAAAGCTAATCTTCCCATCTACATGCAATTCGAAAGCTACATTAGGATAAGATAGGGCAAACTTATGAATAATATTAGTGATGTTAGCTTGTTCTGTATGAGGATTACGCAGATATTTCAACCTTGCTGGTGTATTGTAGAATAAATTTTCTACACTTAAATCAGTCCCCTTAATAGGTGCGTAATATTCCTCAGAAACTACTTTCCCACCTTCAAGAACTAGCATCTTCCCTTGTGCTTCTCCTGCACAACTTTTTATCGTTACTTTACTCACAGATGAAATACTCGCTAATGCCTCACCTCTAAAACCTAGCGTTTCTATATGAAATAAATCATAGTCAGCACTTATTTTACTAGTCGCATGACGTAAAAACGCACGTGCCAAATCATCATTAGAAATACCACTACCATTATCAATAATTCTAATTTGTTGAATACCAAATTCTTTAATTATAACTTTAATATTAGTACTTCCTGCATCGATAGAGTTTTCTACAAGCTCTTTAACAACAGAAGAAGGTCTTTCGACAACTTCTCCCGCCGCTATTTTATTTGATAATTCTGCAGATAATATATTTATTTTTCCCATTTAATTTATTTCACATCCTCACTTATTTTTCGTTGTAATTCATAAAGAAGATTGAATGCCTGCATTGGAGTTGTTTCTAAGAAGTTCACAGCTTCTAATTGCTTTTTGATTTCATCAAACTTCTCATTATCACCATCAAAATCCAATTGTAATTTCGCATAATTTTTCTTCGATTTCTCTTCAGCTTTTAGTTGTTTTCTAATAGTTCTCTCTAACTCTTCTTTAAGTTCTTTTTCTAATTCAGAACGAAGCTGTAATCTTAGAGACTCTTCATCTACTTTTATAACATCTTCTTTAACTACCCTGCTACTATATTCTTTTTCTAGTTCCTGACGTATTTTTTCTCTTAATTTTTCTTCAGATTCTTGTGATGAAACATCACTTAATAATACTTTGTTATATCTAGCATTATCAACAAGGTCCTCACTACCTTTGCTTCCACTTTCTAATTCTCTTAAGATTTTATTAGCACCTACGATAACGTCTTCTGGTAGATGGGCAAGTTGAGCAACATGAATACCATAACTCTTCTCGATAGGTCCTTCATTAATTTTATATAAGAAAATTAGTTTTCCATGATCTTCTTTTGCAGAAACATGGATATTCTTTATTCCCTGGGTAATATTTTCTAACTTTGTAAGCTCATGATAGTGAGTTGAGAATAATGTTTTACATTTGATAGTATTATTAATGTATTCTAATATCGATTGAGCTAAGGCAATACCATCATAAGTCGATGTTCCACGACCAATTTCATCAAAAATTAATAATGAATTTGCAGTAGACTCTACTAAAGCATTCTTCGCCTCAATCATCTCAACCATAAACGTCGATTTACCACCAGCTAAATCATCACTCGCACCTATTCTCGTAAATATTTTATCAAAAATCGGTAAATTCGCAGAAGTCGCTGGAACAAAAGATCCAATTTGTGCAAGAATCACAATAAGAGCAAGTTGTCTCATGTAAGTAGATTTACCAGACATATTAGGCCCTGTAATAAGCAAGATATTATTATCTTTATCTACTTTACAATCATTACTAATATAACTATCAGCGCTCACATTTCTTTCGACAATCGGGTGACGACCATCAACAATATCAATAATATTATTATCATTAAATTCAGGTTTTACATAACCATATTCTTCCGCTACATCAGATAATGAAACGAACACATCAATATCACTTAAAGTATTCGCAACTCTTTGCAATCTTACGATATAATTATGAATCTTCGTCTTAACTTCTTGGAATAATTGTAATTCTAACTCTTCAATTTTAGTCTTAGAATTTACGATATGTTCTTCAACTTTTTTCAATTCTTCAGATACGAATCTCTCACAGTTAGAAAGAGTTTGTTTCCTATGATAACCTAGTTCTGTTGGATCTATAGTCTTAAGCCCTACTTTAGATACCTCAATAAAGTAACCGAATATCTTATTGTATCCAACTTTTAGATTTTTAACTCCAGTTCTCTCTTTTTCACGTTCTTCGATTTCTAGTAATATTCTATTTCCATTTTTACTAGCATTCTTATAACTATCTAACTCTTCATTGAAGCCTGATTTAATTACATTTCCGTCTTTAACTGTTTGACCAGCTTCTTCATGGATTGTCGCTTCAAGATAGTCGTATAAATCTGTTAATTCGTCGATATTCTCTGCGATATCTTTTAATTTATTAGATTCAAATCCTAATAACAATTTCTTAATTTCTGATTTAGGACGTATTTTAACCAATCTATCCTCTGGTTTCTGAATCTCAGACACAAATGACATTTGACGACTAATACTATCCCATACAGATTTAACAAAGGATACCCTCTGTGCTTCCATCATACCTCTTAACATTAGGTGCATCTCTGCTCTTCTGTTATAGGCATATTCAGCACTAGGGTCTTTTGCCAATACTTTAATTTCTGTAGGCTTTCCACCAAAGTTAATGTCATACACAGGACACTTTAGCTTTCCACCTAGTCTTCTCATTTTCAAAGGTTGAACAATATGTGCTCCTCCACCAGCATCTATACCAATAGCTTTGGCATTGAGTCTGTTAGCTAGAGTCACAATCTTGTCAACAATTTCTATGGCAGTAATACCATCTATCCACTCAGCAGGCTTAATATCTTTCGTATCTAGCACGGTGAAGTGATTGTGCTTATCTACCACAGTAACAGTAACTTGAATACTGTCAGCACCTTTATAGGCACTATCCACACCAATGAAGTAGTCATAGTCCTCTGATTTAGGGTCAAAGGAATCTAGCACATTAGGTGAGGAATCAAAGAACGCTGAACGCTCTGTAGGAAACTCACACAGAAGGTTTTCACGAATAGAATCCTCTGTAATGGTGAACTGTGAACGCATAAGCTCTTCTTTGGTGTATCGTATACTACCCTCTTCAATGGCTGTCACAACATCAAGCCACATTACAAACTCATCATCAGCTAAGTCCTCATTGGTCATGAAGTCATAGAAGTTGTTAAGTGAACGAGGGTTAGAGATTAGGTACATAATGAGCTTACGTCCATCATCAGACTCAAACTCCCTACGACCCATGTGACCAAGGGCTATAGGTGAAATATCTGATGCTTCATCTCCAAACATATTACCACCACGACCAATGACGTGGATTTTAGATGGGTCAGTGAAGTTAGAACCAGCACTAAGACCCTCCAATTTACCCCCATTACGGAAGGTGAAACCCTCACTAGAGAATGAGGATAGACCACGTTTAAGTCGCTTATCTACTGCTGTTACGTCTTTCTCATCAAACGAGAGCATAGCCTTAACATCAGGGTGAGCATTTACCAAGATTTCTCTTGCGTGTTGGATAATGATACCAGAGTATTCTTGTGTTGAACCTACAGCATAACAGTTTTCACCTTCATAGGCAAAGTGGTTAGACATGATTCCACACAAGAATGACTTACCATAACGAGGAGTTGCTACACAGTAACCAGTCTTGTAGTCACCACTTAGGAAAGCTCCAAATTGGACTGCTTGAGACCACCAAAGCTCTAAATTAAACTCAGAAAGGGCTGTTGTAAACCCTAACTTGTAATATTCAAGCTCTTTCTCAAAGCCATGTCTTTCTCTAATGGTGTTACGCTTAAAGTGCTTAGGGATTTTACCCTTCACAGCATCTCTAAGTTGGTCTTGTGGGGTTACTTGGTCAAGAAGGATAGATAGCTTCTCACGATTGGAGAGTACCTTACGCTTTTGAATAAGTGACCCAACATCTGCATCTTGGATGGGCATAGACTATATCTCCTCCAGTATAGCTTAATTGCTCAACAATGCCCACAGAAGGAGCTACTGCTGAGAAACTTTCTGTCACAGGTATAGTCAATCCATTCATTGCCAAACATGTAGGACAAGTATTAGCATCACCAATACAGTTCCATGTCTTGAGAATGGAGTTCTCTGTAACAAGCTCAAATAACTTGGCACTTTCCACAGAAGCCTTCTCAATACCCATTTGTACTTCACTTAAAGCCAAACGCTCAAGGTTACTACTGAACTCTTTCACAATGTCATCAAAGGAAATTGTGTCAATAGTATCAATCAGCTTGGCTCTAAGGTCACTAGCATGAGCATCTAAGATTTCTTTTAGTCTGCCATAGTTGCTTCTTGCAAAAGCAGAAGTATTCACACCGTTTCTAATCTCAATTATTTCCTCTGGTGCTAAATCCACACCAAGCGCATCAAGGATATAATCAATCTCGTCTAAGAACACAGAGGAATACATGTCAATCAAGTATCCAATTAGGGAAGATTCAGCACTTAGGTAATCTCCGCTCACTACAACAGAGTTCACAAAGGCTTCAAGTAAGGATACTATCTCATCATAATGCTTTTGGAAGAGGTCTTCTCTAGGACTGTGTGATGCCATTACATATCTCCAAACAACTCGTCAAGTTTGGCTTTGGTGTAGTTTTTAAGCTCATCAACACCATCTTTAGTATCATGGTTCACATTGACTGTAGTTTGTGTAGCTTTACCTTCAATACGGTCAGCCCACTCTTTACGCTCATAACTATCCTCGAAGGAAGCCATAATCTGTAACATTGCATTTCTAGCTACTGGAGTGCAAGGAGGAATTTGGGAATAAACCTCAAAGCCAACTTCGCTGAGTAATGTTTCGTCTACGTCAATTAGACCCCAACGCATTTGGTAAAGCTCTAGTGACTTTTCATCAAGCAAGCTTAACTCTCTCATAGTCTCAGAGTATAATTTTGATTTACTAGCCATTATCTTTACCTTTCTAAAAATTTAATACACCCTACTGGACTTGAACCAGTGACACTACGCTTAGAAGGCGTATGCTCTATCCAACTGAGCTAAGAGTGTATATGGTGGGTATAACCACCATTTAGTATTCACAAGAGTGATACCTATCAACCAAAGTACGTGATGGGATTTGAACCCATGTATGTTGCTTTTGCAGAGCAATGTGTTTAGCCACTTCACCACACGTACAAAACCTACAGAGGAAAGGATAACTCTGTAGGAAAAACTGAAAGGAGGCTTGACGATTTTCGCCAAGTGAAATATTCCACTACATTATCGCCAAATGTAGGGACGGAACTATAATCTCGTTACCTAGTATATCACACAGAAACAAACTTGTCAAGTGTGAACAGTCCAATGAGAATCGCTTCTGCTTCATCATCATTTTTGACTTTGTATCCTAGGCTTGTACACAGAGCTATAGCCTTTCGCTTGGCTTCCTCTCGTTTGCCATTTAGTGAGAATTGCTTTCTCCACACAGTAGGTGATACAAATTCCACAAGGGTATTATTAAGCTCTCTAAGAACCATTCCTTGCACAATCGCTAACATCACAAGTGTTTTCTGATTTGAGATGACTTTAAGCTCTTCAATCACTACTTTGTCGAACTTTCCATACTTCTCACAGAGCAATCTCACAAATTCTGCCATGTATTGACCTCTCACCGTAAAGTCTTTATCCTGTGAGCTTATAGTACCATAATCAATCACAGAACCATTACTTATCACACAGTAGCCAGAACTCTTTGTGGAAAGGTCAAGAGATAAAATCTTAACCATGAGTAAATTATAACACACACAGAAGAGAATGTCAAGAGGTAATTATACACTCAACTGTGCGGAGCTTGTATCGTCCCCAAAAAATGTTTGCAACTTGATTGCGGACATTTTGTTTGGTCTATCAGAGGGCTATTATGTATCTTTTTATTGCATATACAAGAATACTAGTATTCTAGTATATATATACTAGAGTATATAGTATATAATATAGCTAACTTATACTTCCACCAAAAAGATACATATTCTACATATCGCACAAAAGGATAAATAGAATAATTTACATTTCCCTCTTGCTTTTCACTTCTGACTGTGCTATACTATTCTGTGAGGACTTAATCATGAACACAAAAATTATTTGGCACTTTGACAGTGATAAAAAAGAACGTGGAACTACCTTTGCCACCAAGGAAGAATACACACTAGCTATCCAATTTGAAGATAAAATGTTAGTAGACCAAGACCTAAAAACTCAAGTCAAAAAATTCATTAAAACTCGCTACAAGGTCTCTGTGCATCAACTTACTTATCGTGAAAGACCAATGTATACAGTAAGCAAGCTATTTGGAGGAGCTAAAGGGCTGTGTGAAGAGCTAAACATTTCCACAGAAGAGCTTTGTGAGCTATCCAATTCCTTTCATACCCCACACAAGAAATCAAGGCTCATTGTGGACTACTTACTACCTGTGCTGAAAGACCAAGACTTTGCTAATTGGTTCTACTCTACTGTGTATAATCTATACAACAACACCACAGAACCTCTTTTACTTGTACCTAGCTCATTACCTCAAGAGTTCTATGAGTGGCTATCAAAAGAGAGTAGATACACAAAGCTCATACCTTTCCTAACAGGTAAGTCTATACCTAGTGGAGTAATGATAGGTGATTACATATATGAGCACAGAGGAAGCTACTCACAGCTCTATGATGCCTATTCTTCCCTACTCTCAGAATACATTACACAAGAGAGTGGAAAAGCTCCACAGTATCTAAATAACATTCAACAGAGAACCACAATAGCACTTAAGAAGTATGGTGTATTAGTATCACATAAGCTAGAGTCTATGGGTCTTAACTATAAGTCCTATATGAGTATGTTCTATACCACATCACCTAGTATGACCCATTACATTAGCACCATAGCCAATGAGGTAGGATTTGACCCTTATGATATGCTTTATACCATTATTCTCAATACAGTAGAGTATTATGCTAAGAAGCCTAGTCATAAGAGGAATGTAACACTAGAATACTTTAAAGAACAGAAGATACAGCTCAAGAGACTGTAGGATAATACCTACGGTCTTTTTATTATGTGATAGCTTCGTAAACTCAGCGAATATTATAGAATATTAGTTTCGCAAGCTCAACGTGGTAGCATGTTTTTTAATGAATTAGGTCATAGGTGAATGAGGGAATTATGGTAGGGTAGTAGGTAACACATTTTTTAATCACCCTTTTTATTGGTGAATAGGGAGAACCAAGCCCACTCCTCCCAGTTCCATTTTTTAATCGACCCTATTATTATATTAAATTTTTAACTCCCTTAACCTTGCCAACTTACCTAGAAATAAATGTCAATTATACTTGACAAAATACCAGTGACAAGGGGGTAAAAATGTACATTCAGAAAAGTTTACATAACTTTAATTATGTATTTTACCACCAAAACCATACATAACCCCACCTATAAAAACATAAACACTTGACTCTATTTACCTATTATCTTACTATCCTATCCACTCTTTCCCCTTGTCTCTCTTGCACTTATCCCACTTTCTACACTCCTTTAAATCCCT